CTTAAGAACATCTCCTGAGAGCACTTCTACAGAAATACTCTTTCTACGGACATAATTTGCAAATGACGGTTTAATTAGATATTTTTCAAGGTCATTAATTTTTGGTTCAAGACCAAATAATGCTTTGAATAAAATGACAAAGGAAGCTCTAGTTCCTTTTGATTCATATAAACTTCTAGCTTCCTTAATAAAGTTTCCTACATTCAAATCTGGTGATAAAGTTACACCTTCCAGACCAGGAGCATAGATTGCTTTTAATTTTCTATAAAATTCTTTTAAAAATAAAGAACTAAGGTTATTAACACTTGCACCAGACTCATGAGCTGCAGCAGTAGTGTCCTCATAGATTAAACTTGAGGGATCATTCCTTCTTCTGTAAGATGTGATGCCACTGAATCCACGAGTACACCCAATAAAAGAAGTTTGGGTCTTTTCAGTGTAAGTAATGATCTCATCATTGATTTGTAAGAGACCAAACTTTTCAGGAAATCCATCTGTGTCATCTACAACGATAGTATCGTCAGTAGCAGTGATAGAAGACCCCAAAGAAGAGGTTCCTCTGATTACATCTTTGGTTAAATTGTCTAAACTAATGTAAGCATCAAGGTTTTCGATGATGTCAGCTGGACCACCACGAAAATCTTGAGAAATATAATATTGCTCTAAAAATTTTGTGAAATACGGATTTTCAGCAGTAGCAAACTCAGGTATTGTCTGACTTACCGTCTGATAGGTTTTAACCCGAGGACTTAGGGGCGAATATGTTTCGATCATCCTACTGTCTGATTAGCGTTCCGTTGGAGTAACTAGAAGTGATTTGATAGCCAATGCCAGAAATTTGCTGACCAGAGGAAATCGTGTCTCTCACGATATTTATCTTGGTATTTGACATGTCTAATGCAAGATAAAGATCCTTTAATCCAATCACATCGTTTGATTCAGGATAAGCCTGAATTTCAACGATATTGTTACCCCTAACTGTGCCATCGATATTAATTGTGTTAATAATTACTTCACCTTTAAGATAATCTACAATTCCTGCAGATTTAACAACAACTGTGGCGGGTTCACCTGCTGCAGGTGAAGGTTTAAAGATAGCAAGATCACCAAATCTTCCATCATCTCTAGGAATATCAGAAATATACACAGTTTCTGGGAATCCATCAATCTGGAATCCAGTGGATTTGATTGTTCCGCCACCTTCTAGAATGTGGAACTGATTACCAAAGCACAATTCATATTGAGCAAACTGATTGACAAGAGCTTTGAGGTCTCTTCTCATAGTTACCTTCATAATGTTGGAGGTAATCGAAGGATCAGTCTGATCAACGATTCTTTGAGCTTCGGAATACTTGAATCTACCTCCAAATGCGTTCAGATTAGTAGATTTGCCGTATTGTGTAAGAGATTCTGTAACTTCTCCTTTCAAACTATTTGCATCATCTAGAATACTATTGTTGTAGTAGACAGAGGCATCAAGTTCAACATAAAGAATCTGCAGATCTTTGATTCTTTGGTTGATACCTGCAATACCATATTGCTTCAGTCGTGATAGAATAGTTGTCTTCGTAAAGTCGGACAAAAATGTTCCGCCTTTGGGTTTAATACTTAAAACTACAGTTCCAAATTCTGGTGGGTCTAATTCTTCTCCACCAACAACAGAAATGGACTCTGCGTTAGGATAAATGTCTTGAACGATAGCTTCGTAATCCTTCGGTGTGACCGCTCTAGACTGCGCTGAATAGAGTCTAGGAGCAAAGTATCGTATAGAGTCAATTGACTCAATGTCGCCGCCATTACGGGCAGGCTGAGAGGTGATTACATTGATTGTAGAGGGTGTTGCGACAGGATTACCAGAGTCGTCAACAATTCTGCCAGAGAATGAGAAGTTTTTACCCTCATTTCCTGATTTTCCATCAGTCAGAATGAACGAAACATCGATCTGATCGCCATTATTCAACTTTGTACCAAAAATACCGTCGCCAAAGAGAATCTCATAGGTCTCATTTGCCGTTTCTTGGATCAAATAGATGTTTGACCCACTAGTTACATCAATAATATTGTCAACTTTGGAGAATTGGAGACCAGCAGACGCTCCAGACCGCCTTACAGTGACTTTTAGGGTATCTAAGTCGATTCCTGGGTTGTCTAAGAGGAATCTTTGCTCTGAACTTCCGTTAGAAATGAAGCTTCTTGTTAAAAATGTGCCTTGATAGACCGAAACTCCGCTAAACTTGGCAGTTCTAGCGGGATTTTGCGATGTTGGGCTCTGTCCAGCATCAATTGGACTAGTTACAGTGATATCTTCGGGTACAGAGAAGACAAAATTGGTGTCATTGATGACTCCAACCACTGCTAAACCAGCTTTTAGTGTTACAGTATTGCTATTTCCGTTAAATGGGTAGTCAAAATCGATAATTGCTAAGGGAGCTGTCTTAGATCTCGGTACATAACCAATGTTTCTTGCCAAAGAGACGACATTTTCTCTCAAAGTGGCAGAATCAAGGAAAGCTTCGTTAGCAATCATGTTGCTATTGAAGGCTGTAATATAGGTATTGTATGCTAATACATCGATTAGCACCGACATATTAGAACCTTCATAGTCAAAATCACTAAAATCCGAGTTAGATCGGAGGTAATCCTTGATAGATTCCTTAATCTGGTCGAAATTTAGGTTTGTGAACTTAGTGAAGGGCATTTTATCTACCTAGTTGTTTCTAACAAGAACTCAAATTCCTGTTTAGGGAAAGAATCACCAATAATATCGTATGAAATTTGCACTTCAAAGGAAAGATCTTCGGGTCTCGGCTCTACATTGACGATAACATTGTCAATCCTCCCCTCAAAACCATTCAAAACATCGAAAATTTGTTGCGCTACTACTGATGCAGTAGGAAAATCGATGAATTCAAACAACGCATCACGAACACCAGTGCCAAGAGCATCCTTAAATGGTCTCTCGCCCGCACTAGTTTCAATTAAATTACGAACAGCCCTCTTAATAGCATCCTCATTCTTCAGAACTGGGATATCTCCAGTTACTGGATGAGGTTGAAAAGACAAACTAATGTCTTTAAATGCTTTAGAGGACTGTGAAGCCATGTAATGGCACTATATATCGAGATTATTTATGAGGCTTTCCGTAACTAGGTTCAGTTCCGTAGTCCCAATCATCATAATCTTCGTCATTTCTGATCTCTTCGTGCAGTAAAGTCTGCCTTTTGAGGTCATGTTTATGATCACCGACTACTTCTCTCAGCATTTTTTCGTGCTGATGAGCAGCAAGATTGTCTAAGAAGTCGTGTGGCATGAGAAAACACCATATTTTGCTATTTATTCTGTCTTTTCTGATTCTGTCTCCCAGAAGTATTCCTCACAATCACCAAGCCTACCCCATCTAATACCGTTCTCTACTTGGAAATACCTGGTACTGACCTTAAAGTCGGGCACGAGCGGCGTTTCGGGGGTTATAGAGAGGTCAAAGATTCGTGTTCGATTGTTGGGATACAAGCAAAATTGCCCATTTTCCAGCTCAATACAGTTATGAGACTTATGTTCCTCAGGAATTTCACTAACATTAGTATTTGTAGTGTCTGTGTCTGGGTGGAAGTTGTCTAGAGTGAAGCAATATTCGCCGTTAAGGGTGCCGAAATTGCGTGTGCGTACTTGGAAGTCCATTGACCCAATAAACTGCTTCTCAAGGCATCTGACGCCATAGTCCATGCAGTTCCAGAACTGTAGGTTAGGTAGGTCTAGATCAGGATCAGGCGTCTCTGGTCGGGATAAAAATGCAGAGATAGGAAGCTTGTCGAACATTGCAGCATACTTGGGTAAGTATGTCTCAAAATAAAAAGCGCGTCCAGGGATCGACTTTGCCGATACCCAGACGCCCTCTACAAATTCGCCAAACCCATCTTGAAAATCTCTAAGATACTCTTTCCTTACCCATACTTTCTGGGGAGGAAGGTTGACGATTAATTGACTCATTTCCGACCTTGCCCACGATACCGTTTACGAGCCGCGTTCGCGCTCGTCGCGCTAAGTTTTGTATTCTTGCCAGAACCCTGACGAGTTTTTTTGGGGGTAGACTCAATAAATGTGCCGCCGAGCAACGATTTTTTTACCTTAGCCATCTAAATCTCTAATAATGTGTGTAACGGAATCAGGATGAGGAGTGCCCGTCTCATAGAATGACAGAGCATACTCCTCCATTATATCAAAGAACTCATCCTCACTTACATCGGTATGAGTCTGCCTACTATCAACGAAGATTGTGTAGACTTCCATGGGTCGATCAGATGACCCGAGTCTTCTCGTGACCAACCCTGATACGGGGATCACACCAGATCTCAAATCCAGCTTCGATAGCGTCAAGGCAGAAACTCACATCTTCTCCGCACATGTCCTGAACATCGCCAGACTCAAAGACTTGCATCTTCGGGGCGAACCAGGGATACTTCATCTCTTCGTGCTCGAAGACTCCATTCTTAATCAGAACCCATCCGAAACCTGTGTAGTCCACAGTGAAGGGCTTCTTACGCTTAGTCATGGTTTCACCAGTCTCGTGATTCATGACGCCACCGTTGTTACGGAAGTCGCCTTCATCCAACCAGTGAGCAACAGAGGTAGTACGACCATCTTCAGTCATATACCAACCAGCTGCAATGTCCTTCTCCATAAGAACGAGTTGCAGGAACTTCTCAGTATTAAAAACAATATCCGAGTCAATCCACAGTTGGTAGTCATACTTCAGTTTGCCGTCCCAGGGAACCTGATCGGGACCACGAAGAACATTCGCTCCAAGGCACTTGCACCGTGCAAAGTTGACCATAGAGGAATAGTCTTGACTGATCTGAATACTTGCCCCCATTTGAACCAAGTCAAAACTCAGTTGCAGAAAACTCTTGAGGAACTGATAAGAACATCCGCGACCTGGCATACAGAAGACAATTGCCTTGCCTTTGAGCATCTCGCGAGCCTTATCGTAATCCCATTCAGGTTCTTTGTCTTTTGTTTGGGGTGCTTTTGCTTTTACAGTAAATCCTTTAGCCATAATGATTAATTACGCTTCATCATTCTAACAGTTTATATAGTCCCAGTCAACTAGAGTAATATGTTGCCTGAGACTGAGATCCTTTCGATGTCGCTCCTAAATGGAACGACCATATGCATAAGATTGGCGGGGAAGATAAGAAGATCGCCCTTCTTTGGGAAGAAGAACTTTCTGTCCCCGTCATGAGCAAACATGATTGTACCAGGAACTGGTCCAGTATCCTTTTGCTTATATCTTAGTCTCTCCGTTTTAAGCTCTTCTACATCATTCAAATACAGAACGAAACTTATATTTCCTGAGTGTTCGTGCAATGGATTGAAATCATTCTTTTTCATATAATTGATCCAAAGACTCTCAATCTTAAACTTGAATGTTTGAACGGGTCGGTCTAAGTGTTCCGACCAGATGTTCATATAGTCTTTGATCTTATCTTCAATATGCTCAGAGAACCATTGCATATCCTCTGAGGTGTATTGCCATTCATCATGAGTGTTCATTGCCAAATCATGTTCGGCATTTAATTTCTCATTATGCCTGACTTGATTCCCTCTAGTTAAAAGTTCATCTACAATGATTTCTTTCAAGTTGGTCTTCCATATTGGAGGACCCCATGAATAAACATTACTCCTCATATTCTTCTTCTAGAAAAATACCATCGACATCAAGAGTCATTATGACCTCTGTTCCTTCATACCAATCTAATTCATTACAGAAGCTCTCAGGGAGAGACAGTACATACTCATCAGTCACAGGATCGAACCTTACGGGCACTTTTAACCTGTGAGATTTTTTTTCCATACACGACCTTTTGAGCTCGTTTGTATATATGAAATTTTTTTTATTTGAAAGATATTGAAAGGTCGATCTGGGTCGTTTATAGCTTACAAAGGACCCATCGATTTAAACCCCATCACGCCGCACATA